CTAGCTCATCTGATGCACTTTTGATGCAGTTCGTTTTGCTGATGCAGTGCTGATCAACTCTTTGTCCTTGATGTTGTGGACGGGGCGCAGCAGGTTGATGTAATGCCGCTCTACGGTAAGGGCGTCTCCTTCCGGCACGTTGATCCATGAATAGCTATCAAACTGGATCCGCTTTACATGCTGGTCGACCCGCGCGTGAAGCGTCATCGATTGCCCGACGTACACGCACTCACCGTCCAAAAAAAGGAAATAGATACCGACGCATTGGTCCCTGCGTACGCGAGGTAGGGCATGCACCTCGCTCGCGCTCATATACGGGTTCCGCTGCGGTGGACGTAGGAAAACTGGGGCGTAGTCGACTTGTGCTTCGATGGCCAACTCGACGACTGCAGCCCAGGCCTCAGCGGCCTCCTTGGTCTTGAAGCTCTTGCTTTGCGACTTGAAGCCCTTCTTTCGAACGTCGGCGATCCAGCTACCTGACCTCAATCGAATATGTGCCATAGTGGCCTTTCGAGGAAGTGGAGCGGCCCACCGGTGCGCTCCACCCGGCGGCTCTCCGTAGTTGGTCAGGAACTCATCCGTTCCGCAGATCCCGCCTTTCCCTGCTCACGCAGCTGGTCCAGCGCTTCCGCGACGTCGCGGATGTCGGCCGTCAACGGGTTGCCCGACATCGCTACCGGGAATTTGCCGAGCGATCGATGCGTATAGCCGGTCGCGGTGCTCATTCCCAGCGCCTGGCAGGTCTCCTCAAGGTTCAGCCGCGGCTTGTTGTAGATCGCCAGCAGCAAGAATTCAGTTCGCATTGTTCTCATCCTTATAAGTGTCTTGTCCCATCAGCTCGGCGATGATCCTATCGGCGCGCGCGCACGCGCGGTCGGCCGCCATCAGGCGCGGATCCACGTATTGTTTGGCGATGCGCCCGGCCTCGTGCATGGCTTGGTGGAAGCCCATCTTGTAGAGCCTGAACTGCTCCGGCGTCAGGCCGGCGCTGCGCGGCACGCAAGGCAGGCGGTGGAGGATCGTGCTCAGCCAGCCGGACTTTTCGCCCGGGTCGCCCAGCGGGTCGGGCGTCTGGATGACGTCGGAGTCGCGCGCGTGGCACTCGGGGCACCAGTCCAGGGTAGCGCTCGACTGGCTCCACTGGGTCAGCGCCTTCGTCGCGTACTTCTCGGCGCTCGACCAGTGCACCGCGCCCAGGTCGACCCGGCCGGCCATCCATGCCTCGCGCAGCGCCGCGCGCAGCGTGCGCGGGTCCACGGTCAGCAGCGGGAACACGCGGCCGAAGTTGTCCGGCGCCGCGGCGATCTTCTGCTCGAGCTGGAACTGCGTCAGGAACTCAGCCGGGTAGCCGGCCAGAGTGTCGCCTTCGCGGCCGTACTGGTCGCCGTCGCTGAACTCGTACTCGCTGCCGTTGAAGCAGGCCAGGGCCGGCAGGTCGCTCCCCGGGTGATATCCGCGCACGATGGCGAACGGCTGCTCGACCTGCGGGATGTCCGCGGCCATCACAGCGTAGGCGAGCCGCCGCAAGTCCGCGTGCGCCCGCTCATCCTGCCTGGCGGTCATTCCCGTGTGCTGCTCGATCAGCTTGTCGATGCCGCACGATGAAAACGCGCCATCCATTGGTTGATTGTTCATGGTGCGATTCCTTTGTATTTCAGGTTACCGGCCTGGCAGGCGCGGCGCGCCACCGGCCGCGCCATTGCCATGTCGACCGCCGCGTCGAGGTCTTCGCCATCGATCAGCGCGACCATCCGGCCAGACTCATCGAGGCTCGCCACCATTGGCGCCGCGGTGCCCGTCATCGCGTCGGCCTTATCGCGCAGCCACCTGTACCGCGCAGCATCGCGCTGCAGGTCGAGCAGGCCGCCCATGCTCACGGCCTGGCCGCCGACTACGACCAGCTGGCGGCCGTCCGCCATCGACTTGGGCGCCGGCGGACGGGACACGGCCAGCTCGCGCAGCTCGGCGATCTCTTCCACCATCGCGCGCTCTACGTCGTTCGGCGCGTGCAGCGGGAACGTCGGTGCCTTGCCAATCCTCTCGCGCCAGGTGCGCACATCCGGCCGCAGCGTGGCGCAGAACGACTCGAACGAGCAGGGCAGCACACCGCGCTTCCGGCAGCTCCCAATATAGGCCGCGTACTCATCCATGGCGTCTTCGGTTGTATCGCGCTTGTTCATTCCGATTTCTTCTGCGCACGCTTCGCGCGGCGCTCCATAAAATTCGACAGCAGGATCAGGCCCGGGCCTGCGGCAAATGCCAGGCCGATAAGGCCGGCCTTGCCGAACAGCATCACGATCAGGCCGATGACGGCGCTGACCACGCAGCCGGCGGTTACGCCTTGCCCCAGCGCGCGTAAGGTCCGATAGTCGGGCGCCTTCATGCCGCCGCCCGATCGGTCAATACCTGCTCCAGTACGCGCTGGGCGCTCAGGCACAGCCGGAACAGCTCGACGCTGCTTACCTGCGCGCTGGCTTCGCCGATGTCTCGCAGCAACTGGGCCACGTCAACGCCATCCACCAATGGTGGGTTGCCGCCCACTAGTGCGGCGCCGCCGGCAAAACCGGCGATCTGCAGGTTTTCGTTATGCTCATTCATCGCCGCCCCCTTTCTTCACGTGGTACGGCTCAGGCGCGCCGATCAGGTTCATCAGCACGGAGCCAGTTTCGCCCCGATCCATACCATCATTGCTTTGCAGGTAATGCAGCACCGTGACTGCCTCATCTGCATCGCGCGGCGGGATGCGAGCCATGCAGCGGAACACATAGTCCTGGCGCGCATTCACCCGCATGCCAGGCTCATTGCGATCCCGGTCGACTGCGCACCGGAGCCAGTACAGATCGTTCCAGTACAGCAGCTCAAGAACGCACTGGGTGAGAGTGCCCGGGCGCTGCGGCAGATAACTGTCGAAGCGCACGTCGACTTGCGAAGCCTTTAGCTGCCAACCGTCGTCATCGCGCGGAACCCCGTCCAGCACTTGGTTGCAGAAGCGCTCCGCCGGCGTCTCGTCGAACAGCGCGTCGCCGAAGCGGGCATACGCCTCCTGGCGCTGAGTGGCGCGCTCAGTCGAGGCCCTTGCAAGGTTGTTGAGGTCGTCGAATCCCATTGCTGCCAAGCCGGCCATCAGGTTGCTAGGGCAGGTTCGCCGGAGGTATTCGGTATAGCGATTCTTGAGCACGATGAGCGGCGTCTTGATCTTCGCTGCTGCCTGCCGAGCCTTCTCGATCAGGTCGGCCTGGCCGGTGCTGATCACCTCGCGCAGCCAGAGCACCGCGTCGACCTCGGCATCGCCGGTAACCACCTTCTGCGCCGGCATGGCCTGCACGACGACTGCTGTCTCGCTGCTGTGCTGAATCGGCGGCAGGCAGAAGAGGGCGCTGTGCGCTGCGTTCTCGCGCGGCGCCGCGGCGACCAAGGCTTCGAGCTCTACCTCAACGAGGCACAGCGCCGTCGACAGTCCGGAGGCCATCAGGCTTTCAGGCGTGGATGGCTCCGCGGTTACTGTCATCGGCAGTTTGGCTCCGCCCATGCGCAGCTTCTCCGCTACCCTCTCTAGCGCCGCGCGGGCGGTGGGCGCAGCCTGGCCGAAAGCCGCTGCTCCCTGGTGCTGGCGCTGGCCGATTTTCTGCGTAAGCCCCTGATTTAATTGGGCATCCCCCTGGTGCTGGCCGCTGGCCGGCGCCAGGGTAGGAGCGAGGCGTTTGCTGGTGCTCACGATGCACTTCCCTGCCGCGCCAGCGTGCTGTCTGCTGCAGCAATGAACTCGCCCAGGAACTGGGATTGCACTGACAGAGCGGAGAGCAACGCTCCAATGTCAGCGACCACGTGCTGCTCGACTGGTCCCTTGTCGTTGGTGGCCGCGGCGAACAGCAGCTGGCCAATCGCGTCGATGCCGCCCAGGACAGCCGTGTTGTAATTCGCGGCGTGGTCCGCAGCTGCGTGCAACATCTGCCGCTGATCCTTAGTCAGCCTGGCCGCCTCGTGCTTCGGCGGAAGGCCCTGCAGGAGGCGCGCCAGTTCGTAAGGCGCTCGCTCGATCTTGTCGATGTCGAAGTATGGGTTGGCGAGGCTCATTGAACGTTACCTTTCTCATCGATGACCCGGTCGTTCAGGGTGTCGAAATGGGAGTCGATATTCCCGACGATGAGGTTCATTGCGGCCAGCGACATCCGCGTCAACACGTTCGCGTCGGTCGATTCGACCACTGGAGCGCCACCAGCCTCTTCCACAAGGGCGGACTTCTCGACGATCTGCAAAACTAGGGCGACACCTGCAGCCATGTCGCGCGTGTCTGACAGCAGGTTGTATGGGCCAAGGCGCTTGGCGGGCGGGACCCACTCGAATGGGGTGAAGAGAGGAGCGTTCATCAGGCCGCTCCCGACTTGAGGGTGGTCGCGGCGACCTGGCCGCCGACGATCGGCATCATATCGGCCACTTCGAATGCGAGCTGCTGGGCAAGCCAGAGCAGGCTGTCTTTTGCCGAACGGCCGAGGTTATCGAACACTTCGACGCCGTCTCCACTCATAATGAGCATCAAGGCTGCCAGCTGGTTTGCGCGCATACTCGCGTGGTCGTACACATCGCCCTGGGCAATATGCGCGACGCCGTGCTGAAGCTGTAGGGTAAATCCCGTCGGGCGAACAACTTCAGTTGCACTTGAAGTTGCTTGCATGCTACTATTATGATTCGCCATTGTCTTTCTCCAAAAGTTCGGGGCGTAAGGGACCATCCGGTATCGCAAGTACCGGGTGGTTTTTTATTGCCTGGACTGGATTGGAGTGACAGTGAGACACCTCATCCAAGTGCGTCGCGGCACTTGAATTATTGCAAAAGCACTTGGTTTTCTCAAGTGCCTTTGCAATTTTAGGTCTGAATAAATATCTATGAATTGTGGATAATCAATAGATTATTTTAATTGATACTCATATGTCGCTGGGGTGGTGTGATAGATAACGTCTCCGAGTTTGCGAAGTGTAGTTTCAGCATCACCAGGCGCGAAATCGAAGGGATGTCCATCACCTTCGACAAGTCTCACGCCGCCGTTGGGCAACTTTCTTACTCGCGTAACATAGTATTCGCCGTCGTCCCGCATGAAGGCTGTAACAGATTGCAGGAGTTCGGTAAATCGAGTGTCTACCATGAACCAGTCCCCATCAAATAGGAATGGCTCCATAGTTGCGCCATGGTTGATCATCACACGACAATCTTTCGGGGTAAGTCCCTTTGTCCTGAAAAATGAGGTGTGAACACGCAACGCTCCCCGTTCAAGGCAGACCCACTCAACCGTGTTGCTGTCGATGTTCAGGCGGGGCTCCACGAGGTCCAAAAATTGCCATTCATCTGCGTCCATCGCACGGCGCCTGGGGTTCGGCGTGAGTCCCCCTTCAGAAGCCACTCCCTCGCCAGTCAGCAACCAGCTAACTGAAACATTTAGAGCCTTTGCTAGCCGATCTGCAAAGCGAGTCCCTGAGTTCCTCCCAGATTCAATCTGAGCAATAGTCGACTGAGAAAGTCCTGATACTGCAGAAAGTTGAGCTTGGGTGAGAAAGGCCTCTTTCCGAGCATGCTTAAGGCGTTCTTGTAGTGTTTTCATGGTGAGTGCAATTGTAATAGTGTTCTCAAGTGTTTTGGCACTTGCATTCTAAGTGTAAGTGCAATAATATGCTACTTATGAATGCAAATAACATCGTTCGGGAACTCATGAGCCTCGGTCTTACCCAGCGTGAAATCGAGCGACGTTCGGGAGTGAAGCAGTGCGTCGTGTCTGCCCTTAACACGGGCAGGTATGGTCGCCGTACTCCCTACGACACGCTTGTCTCACTGCAGAGGGTGCTGGATGACGTAAAGCGTTCCGACAATAGTAGTGCTGGCGCGCCTGGCCTGAGTCACCCGAGCTAATCCTTTCCTAGTCGTCTTTTCGGAAAACCGATTTTTATCGGTGAAGGACTTCGCTACGCCAAAATTTTGTGAGTACCACATGAAAACGCTCATTAAACGCCTCGTCATCCGCCTGTACTGCTTGGGCTTGATCAAGCGCTCCACCGTCAACCGCGCCTTCGAGCGCTTCGATCTGTGGAGGGCGTGATGGGTGCCGGTGCAAACCTCCCGACACTGGAGCTCCACCCCCTCTGCACCCTGTTCCCTCGCCTGGCTGGTCCAGAGTTCGAAGCGCTCAAGGCCGACATCATCGCCAACGGCCAGCGTGAGCCGATTACCGTGCACGAAGGGTTCGTGCTCGACGGCGGCAACCGCTACTGTGCCTGTATCGAGGCCGGTATTGAGCCGGAGATCAAGTTGTTCGCAGGTGCCGACCCGGTATCGTTCGTGTTGTCGGCGAACCTGCACCGCCGTCATCTGACACCAGGACAGCAGGCCGCTATCGTGGCGAGCGCGCAGGATTGGTCGCGTGCGCACTCAACGGGCGGCGACCGGCGCAGCGATCAAGCGGCAACGTTGCCGCTTGATTCCGTAGCCGATCGCGCTAACCAATCCGGCGCCAGCGAACGAACCCAGCGCATGGCCGACAAGGTGGCGCGCGAATCGCCCGAGCTGGCTAAGCAGGTGGCGCACGGCGAGATCAGCTTGCCGAAGGCTCTGGAACAACTATCACCGAAGCCAAGCGCATCCGCGCCCCGCGCGCCGAAGCCCGTCGACGCTATCACGCCACCGTCATCCTCGCCAAATATGGTGCCCGCCGCTGCGCCGGCGCCGTCGCTCGTCCAGCAGGTCCACGACCAGCAGGCCGCCTCCGACGAGGCAACGGCGGCAGCGGCTGGCGACCCGGATGAACCGGCGCCGGAGCCCGATCCGTTCGATCAGCTGCTAGCGGACTTCCGCGCACTCAAACTGGAACGCGACGAGCTGCAGGCGAAGAACGTCGAGCTCGAGCAGCACGTCGCTCTGCTGACGAAGGACGATCTGGCCGCCCAGGTTGACGGCCTGGTCAAGCGCGCCGACGCAGCGGAACTCAAGTTCGAGCAGCTCTCGGGCCGCAACCGCCAACTGCAGCAGACCGCGCGTGAAGCGCAGCTGGCCCAGAAATCGCAGGCCGACATGCTGGCGAAGATTCGCGCAGCGCTGGGCGTCGAGTCAAGCGGCGAGATCCTGCCAGCCATCACGGCGCGGAGGGCAGCATGAAAGAGCAGCTGAACCTTCGCCCGTACCAGGTCGACAGCGTCGAAGGCCTGCGCGCGCTGATCCGCGCCGGCAAGCGCAACATCATCTTGTCAGTACCCACCGGTGGGGGCAAGACCGTGATCGCGTCGCACCTGATCGCCGAGTGCTACGGTAAGGCCGGAAAGCGCGCGGTGTTCGTGGCCGACCGCATCGCCCTGATCGACCAGACCAGCACCACGTTCGACCGCTTCGGTATCCCGCACGGCGTGATCCAGGGCGACAACCCACGCTTCGCGCCATGGGAACGCATCCAGGTCGCCAGCGCCCAGACGCTGGCCAAGCGCGGCTGGCCCGAGGCGGACCTGATTATTGTCGACGAGTGCCACGCGCTCCAGAAGACCGTGGCCGATCGCATCGCCGGCCGCGACACGATCGTCATCGGCTTGTCCGCTACGCCAATGACGCGCGGCCTGGGCCGGCTGTACGACGGCATTGTCACCACTATCACGACGAACGAACTGATCCAGGGGCCGTTGCTTGAGGACGGAACACGCGACCAGCCATACCTGGTGCCGTTCCGCGTGTATGCCGCCAGTCAGCCGGATATGACCGGCGCCAAGGTCACGGCCGGCGAGTGGACCGACAAAGAGGCGGCAGAGCGGGCGATGCCGATCATCGGCGATTGCGTCGAGGAATACCTGCGCCACGCAGCCGGGAAAAAGTTCATCGCCTTCGGCTGCAACGTCGAGCACTGCGAAGAGATGCAGCGCCAGTTCGCCGCCGCCGGCGTGAACTGCGAGCTGTACACCTATCGCACCGACGATGACGCCCGCACCGCGCTGGTGGAAGAGTTCCGCAAGCCAGATAGCACCGTGCGCGGCCTGATCAGCGTCAGCGCGCTCAGCAAGGGCTTCGACGTGTCAGACGTCGAGGTCGTCATCATGGCGCGGCCGCTCAAGTCGAGCCTGGCCGAACACATCCAGATCCTGGGCCGTGGCCTGCGCATCCACCCGGGCAAGACCGAGTGCATCGTGCTGGACCACAGCGGCAACTGCGTCCGTTTCTGGGCCGAGATGCACGACTTCCTGGAGAAGGGCGTCAGCGAGCTGGACGACGGCAAGAAGAAGGCGCGCGCCAAGGTGATCGAGCGCGAGAAAAAAGCGATGACCTGCTCGAACTGCTCGCATGTACATATGCCATTGCCGGCCTGCCCATCCTGCGGCCACATCTACAAGCGAAACAAGGGCGTCGAGCATGTTCCTGGCTCGCTGAGCGAGGTGTCGAGCAAAAAGGCATCTGGCCCGACCAAGCAGGACAAGCGCGACTTTTATGCGCAGCTGACGCATATCGCGACGAAAAAGGGATATCTCTCGGGATGGGTTATCGCAAAGTTCAAGGAGAAGTTCGGTCATTGGCCTGATCACAACGATATTCCGCAGTACATCACGCCGATGGAGCCAACCGCCGCGGTGTTGAACTGGGTGAAGTCGCGCAATATCGCTTATGCGAGGGCAAAGCGGGCATGAGCGACTTCCTTCAATTCGTCCAGGCGAACGGCATTATCGTGCCGGATACGTTCACGCCTGGCCGCTGGATCCGCTGCAAGACCGAGAGCCACCCGCGCAAGAAGAACGGCAGCATCAAACTGGCCGACGACGGTCAGGTCGGCTGGTGCCAGGATTACGCCGTGCACACCGAGCCGCTGACGTGGCGCGCCGGTGACGCCACCATGGCCGCACCGATCGACCGGGCCGAGATTGCTCGGCGCCAAGCCGCGCGCCGCGCCGAGCTGATCAAGGCCACGCTCGCAGCGCGCGCAGCGTACGACGCCTGCACGCCGCTGCGCGGCAGCCATCCCTACTTGGTGAGCAAGGGCCTGGGCGTGGCCGGCTGCGTAGGCCTGCGCGTCGACGCCGATGGCTGGCTGGTTATACCCATGCTCTACAACGGCAAGGTACTGAGCCTGCAGCGCATTTCGCCAGAGGGCGAGAAGAAATTCCACGCTGGCGCCACCACGAAAGCCGCCTACTACGCGATCGAGCGTCCGGGCGCCGCGCTGACGGCTCTCGTCGAAGGCTTCGCCACCGGCCTGACCATCTTCCAGGCCGTGCCTACCTGCCGCGTCATCGTCGGTTTTAACGCCGGCAATCTGCCCGTCGTCGCCGAACGCATGACGCGCTTCGGCATGGGCGTCGTGTGCGCCGACAACGACTGGGAGACTGCCGCGCGGATCGGCCGCAACCCGGGCCTGGACGCGGCGCGCGCCGCCGCCGATGTGCTGGGCGTGGGTGTGGCCTTCCCTCAGTGCGCCGGTACCGATTGGAACGACTACGTCATGGAGCAGATCGAGCACGCCGTCGCTGGCCAGTCGTTCAGCTTCAGCCGGAAGCGCACGGTCCTACAGATTCAGACCAGCGCCTTCGCTGACGTGAAGCTGAAGGTGATGCGAGAGGCGCGGTTGCTGCGCGCGAAGTAGGGCAGTAGAGGCGCTCAACAGCGAGCGCATCTTGGAAAGGGTCTGCGCGATGTGCGGGCCCCTTTCCAAGATTGGGAGCGATGCAGGAAATCCTGTATCGACCAGGTGGAGCGGGCGACACCCAAAAAAACGTGCAGGGGCTTGAGATCGGCCCACACCGCGAAAAGACCGACGGCACCGTCGAACACCAGGGCACAGCACGAACAAGGCGCAGAGGGGGCCTTGGCGAGGCCTGAGAGCACAGGCCGGACCGAACAGAGGTACAGAGTTGGAATGCTTGGCCCTTCCGGCAGGCGCATTCACCCGAGTGCGCCGATCGGAAGGGCGAGGGGGCGGCCTGGGCGTGCCGTAGCGGGATTGACCACCCGTGAATACGTCACTTTCGATAGTAGTTTTTGCTGAATTTTGCTCGGGGCGCGGAACACCAAGCCTCACACCAATCAACTCCGGAGGGGTCCAACCAACCCCTCTAAATGACGACTATGGCCGAGAGAAACATGAACGAAAAACCACTGCCACCGAAGATCGAAAAGCGCCTGGCCGAGTTGGTCGGGATGGGCGAATTCGACCAGGGTGACGTGCAGCATTGCCGCACTTCCTACTGGAGCGCGCGCGACGACTGGCACAAGATCCTGGTCGACTGTCACGATGCCGCCCTGCAGCGCCTGCAGGAAAGTGCCGCACCTGCACCGCCTGCAGCGGTAGCGCAGCGGCGCCAGCTCGAGGCGGCGGCCGCGTGAGCGCGAACGTCTTCAAGCGGGGCGACGTCTGGCACTTCGCCTTCCAGGTCGCTGGCCAGCGCGTGCGGCGCAGCACCCGGCTTAAGAGCCGCCGGGCGGCCGAGCAGCTGGCCCAGCGCGAATATGACGCGGCCGTGCTGCGCGCCAACGGCGGTCAGCCCGTCCCGACCCTGGCCGAGCTGGCGCAGGCCTGGATTGAGGTGCACCGGCCGGTGGCCAGCGCCGCGCATCTGCGCAGCGTGGAGCTGTTCTACCGCCTACACATGTTCGACTTGGGTGAGATGCCGATCAACGCCATCAGCACGCTTGACGTCGAGCTGGCGCGCAACAAGTACCTGGTCGACCACAAGCCGGCCAGCGCCAACCACTGGCTGCGGATCCTCAAGCTGTTGACCATGTGGGCGGTCAAGCGCCGCATGCTGGCGGCGATCCCCTGGCACGTGCCCATGCTCAAGGTGCAGAAGCGCCCGCGTTCGATCCTGCCGCTGGAGGCCGCACGCGCGTGGTTCGCCGCGGTCGACCAGGCCACCGCCCACGCGCCGGCGATCGGCACCGCCGTGCGCCTGATGTTCGGGCTTGGCCTGCGCGAAGGCGAGGCGATTACCGCGCGCTGGGAGTGGATCGACTGGGCCAGGAAGACCTACACGCCCGGCATCACGAAGGGCAGGGAGGCCGAGCCGCTGCCGATGGCGACCTGGCTGCGCGAGCACCTCGAGAAGCGGCGCCAGCCCACCGGCCTGATCGTGACCAGGCCAGACGGCCAGGCCTTCGCGTCCGGGTTCGCACGCCAGGCGATCCGCCGCGCCAACGATACCTGCGCCGTCAAGGGCATCACGCCCCACCGCCTGCGCGGCACGTTCGCCACGCTGATGTCCGAGGCCGGCGTGCCCATCCAGACGGTGCAGCGGGTTATGCGGCACAAGAGCTTCACCACCACGATGGGATACCTCGAGAAGAACATGGACGTGGCCGCCCAGGCGCAGGAGCGGATAAGCGCAATTGCTGGGCTAGAGCGCCACAAAAGTGGCACAGCGCATCAAAGCGCGCCCGTAGATTCAAGCACTACGGTTTATTAATGATCAGCAGAAATAGCGAGGGCAGTGAAAATCTGCAACACGGCATGCACCACGAAAAGCTGAAAGTGAGCAATAATTTCCACTTCGCATGAAGCACTAAATACCACTTGGAGAGACCATGACCACCGCCGCCCTCGGTATGCCATTCAGCCCGACCCTGCGCCGCGTTCGCCGGGCGGAGGTCGTTGCTCAGCCATTCGTCAAGCCAGACGGACTGGACACGTGTTTAGCCTGCTGGAAGGACTGGATTACCGGCGACCAGGATACTGATCTGGGCATGAAGACGATGCGAGGCTTGGCCGGCGACGATTCGAGCGGCCCGGATATCTACGAGGCGCAGCAGGATGCGGACCAGCGCATCGGTGCGGCGACGGACGCCATGATCAACAGCCTGAGCCGCATCCATGTGTGGGCCATCCACCGATCGTGCAGCATCGCCAGCGTGTGGCGATTTCCGAATGCCGACTTCGCTACCGTTGCCGCCGAAGCGCGCCAGGAACTCACCGCCAAGCTCAAGAAAAATGTTTGCACCGCAACTCTATTCTGAGATATAGTCGAGTCTTAGGCCGTCTTCGCACGTCCAGAGAAAAGCCCGAACCGTTAAACGTTCGGGCTTTTTCGTTTACGGCTCACTTGGCAGATAGCCTTGGAGCGCACTGACAGTGGCGTCGAGACAGGCCATCCTTTGCGGGATGTATGAGCTGGCACTGGCCAGAGCAGGCGAGCGTCTACCCGGGCGCGCTAACGCCGCCGGACGCTGTACCCGGCAACCTCTTAGTCAGCAGCCGACGATCAGCGCAGGGGGTGTAGGTAGATAACCTTGTCTGCGGTGAAGAACCACACCCGCTCACCTTTCTCAAGTGCGTAGGTGCCATCGCCTACGATGCCTATCGTCCCCGACTTCGTTTCGTTATTAATGAAGGTGACGGACCAGGTTAATTCTCCGTGGCCCGGGCGGTCCTCTTGATTGGCGATGGCTTGTCCGACGACGTCGCTCATACATTGCTCCATGCATGTGTTGTGAGAAGTTTCATATTATCAGTACAGCCGCCCCTCGCAGCAATGCGCCGGGCGGCTTTTTCTATTTCTGAGGTGCCCATGAAGCGCAAGACCGTCATCAAATCGTCCTCGCTTCCGGCTCGCCCGCCGACGCTTGCCGCCATCGCCTGGTGGTTGTTGCTGGATCGTCTCGGCGCGCCTGGCTGGGCATATGGCGTCATGTGGACGTTGGCTGCGATCCTGTTCGCCGCCTGGACCTACCGCTTCTGGACCGACCGGGAGCGCGACGTGCCGGGCTTCGGGGAGTGATGGGTATGAGCGTTGAAGACGAACTGGCCTGGCTGCGCTACACGGTGCAGCGCCACCGCGACCAGGCCGCCCAGGTGCAGCCATGAGCATGGCCAAGATGCACTACCGCCACCTGATCGTGCGCGCCGTCACCGGCAACCGGCCAGCGATGGTCTGGCGCGTGATCGATGGCGCCGCCTTGGACCGCATCTGCGAGCGCTTGGTCGAGGCCGAGCGCGCCGCCGAGATCCTGCAGGCGAAGGGTTACGGCAAGCCGGGCCTGCTGCTGCACGAGGTGGCGGCGCTGGTCCCGCCGGCCGACTGATGGCCGCGCGCCCCAAGACCATCTGCCGGAAGGTCGGCTGCGGCAAGCTGGTCGACACGCCAGGCTATTGCGAGAAGCACGTCAAGCAGTCATCCGGATGGGTGCGTAGCAACGGTGGTCAGACCAGCGCCCAGCGCGGCTATGGCTACCAGTGGCAAAAGCGTCGCGAGCGCATCCTCCAGCGAGACTTCGGGCTGTGTCAGATCAAGGGTCCTCGCTGCATCGTCGTTGCCACCGAGGTGGACCACATAACGAGCAAGGCAAAGGCCCGCGCGCTGGGGTGGACCGAAGATCAGATCGAGGCCGATTCGCAGCTCCAGGCCGTCTGTGGGCCCTGCCATCGGGCGAAAACCCAGGCGGAGAGGGGAGGGGCGGTCTAGTTCTCTGGAGCAACTTCCGGTCATGACCGACTAGCTAGTTTTATTTTTTCTTCCGCAATTCAAACTTTCGACTTTCAGGAGTTGCAGCATGCCCAAACCCCGAACCCCTTCGGCGGTGCTGGAGGCTCGGGGTGCTTTCGACAAGGATCCGGCGCGGCGCCGCGACGACTTCGAGGCGGCCGAGTTCGACCCGGCGCCGCCGAAATACTTCAGCGCCGCCCAGCGCGCGGTATGGAACGAGATCGTTGCCGCGTTGCCGTCGTCTGTGCTGCAGGCGACCGACCGCATGGCCGTCGAGCTGGCCGCGCGCCAAGTCGCGTACTTCCGCGTGACGCCCGATCCGGACGTGACCGCGGCGCAGCTGGCCCAGATTCGCACCGCGCTGGCGGTGCTTGGCATGACGCCGGCTGACCGTTCGCGCGTGTCCGCGAAAAAGGCGCCGAAGGCCAACCCGTTCGCCGAGCTCCTGGGCAATAAGAAGGCGCACTGATGACGGCCGCCGATTATGTCGGCATCGGTCTGGAGTACGCGCAGGGAGTCGTCAAAGGGAAGATCGTCGCTTGCAAATGGGTCAAGCTCGCATGCAAGCGACACCTGGACGACCTGAAAGCCAGCAAGCGCAAGGCCTACCCGTACTACTTCGACGCGGCTGCCGCTAATAAAGTCTGCACGTTCCTGTCGCTCATGCCCCACACGAAGGGCAAGTGGGCACGCAAGCGGGAGCTGATCAAGCTGGAGCCATGGCAGTGCTTCGCCTTCATCTCCCTGTTCGGCTGGAAGATCAAGAAGAACGACCGGCGCCGGTACCGCAAGGCTTACTTTGCGGTGCCGCGGAAGAACGGCAAGTCGATCATCGGATCAGGCCTCGGCCTGTTCATGTTCGCCGCCGACGGTGAATTCGGCGCCGAAGTCTACTCCGGTGCGACGAACGAGAAGCAGGCCTGGGAGGTGTTCCGCCCGGCGAAGCAGATGCTAGAACGCACGCCCGACCTGCAGGAGCTGCTGGGCGCCGAGGTCTGGGCAAAGGCGCTGCTGGTGCCCGAGGACGGTTCGCGCTTCGAGCCGGTCATCGGCAAGCCGGGTGACGGCGCGTCGCCGTCCTGCGCGATCGTGGACGAATACCACGAGCACGATAGCTCCGACCTGGTCGACACGATGGAGACCGGCATGGGAGCCCGGGAGCAGCCGCTGCTCCTGATGATCACCACGGCCGGCTTCAACATCGCAGGTCCGTGCTTCGACCAGGAGCAGGACGCCAAGAAGGTGCTCGAGGGCGTGCTGGACGATCCTGAGCTGTTCGCGCTGATCTACACGATCGACGAGAAAGACGACTGGACGAGTCCGGCCGCGCTGCGCAAGGCAAATCCGAACTTTGGCATCTCGGTCGATGAGGACTTCCTGTTGTCGCAGCAGCGACAGGCGATGCAGAGCGCGGCGAAGCAGACCCGCTTCAAGACGAAGCACCTGAACATCTGGTGCTCGGCGAAGTCGGCCTGGTTGAACATGCTGGAATGGGCGAAGTGCGCCGACCGGACGCTGCGCCGCGAGCAGTTCAAGGGCGAGCGCTGCTATCTGGTCCTGGACCTGGCGAGCCGTTCAGACGTCTGCGTGCTGATGCTGATCTTCGTCCGCGAAATCGACGGCAAGCAGCACTTCTACCTGTTCGGCGACTACTACCTGCCCGAATTCGCCATCGAGAACGCGGAGAAGAACGCGAACGCCTACCGCAAGTGGGTGATCGAGGGTTACCTACAGCAGCACGACGGCGCCGAGATCGACTTCGACCTCATCGAAGAGGACATGCTGGCGCGGGTCGCGGAGTTCGGGCCGGACGAAGTCGTGTTCGACCCGTACCGTGCCGCCCAGCTCGAGCAGCGCCTCACGAAGAATGGCGTCACAGCGGTGGAGCTCGGGCAAACCGTCAAGAACCTGTCGCTGCCGATGAAGGAATTCGAGAGCGCGATCAAGGCCGGGCGGGTGCACCACGACGGTAACCCGATGCTCGCCTGGATGATGTCCAACGTCGTCGCCAAGCTGGACGCCAAGGACAACATCTACCCGCGCAAGGAGAAGCCCGAGCAGAAGATCGACGGACCCGTGGCCGCGATCATGGGCGTCGCGCGCGCAATCAGCGGCGAAGTCGCAACCACCTCATTCTGGGATACACCATGAAGAAACTCACCAAGATCGTTCCCGACGCGCTGATCGTCTGCGGCGCCGGCGCGCTCGCCTACGGTGTGGGAATGCTGAACCCAGCGGCCGGAGTGATTGTGGCCGGTCTCCTGCTCATCGCCGGCGGCGTCGTCGCGGCGGTGAACAGCCAGCGCGCGAAAGCGGGGGCGTAATGTCGATTTTCGTCCCGACCGCATCGGGCCCGAAGAACCAGGCATTCAAGGAATCGTTCTGGAGCGAGCTGGTGGCCTTCGCGAAATCGCGTTCGGGTCAGTCCGTAACGCTGGCGTCGTCGCTCGAGGTGACAGCGGTCCTTGGCTGCGTGCGCGTCATTTCTGAAGACGTGGCGCAGGTGCCTTTGAAACTCTTCCGCAAGCGAGCAGATGGTGGGAGCGACGAAGAGCGCGAGCACCCGCTCGCCGATTTGCTGGACGTCGGCCCCAACGACTGGCAGACGGGCTTCGATTTTGTGGAGAACGCAGTCATCCAAGCAGCGCTCGGTGGCAACTTCTACTCCTTCAAGAACAAAGTCAGAGGCACCATCAAAGAGCTGATTCCGTTCCCGCCGGGGGCTGTTGCGGAGCGCTGGGAAGACTTTGTACCGACCTACTCCTGCTTGACCACCAGTGGCGCGCACAAGGACTTCCCCGCAGAGGCGATCTGGCACCTGCGCGGACCGTCGATCGACACCAAGACGGGGATGGCGGCAGTCCGGATGGCGCGCGAGGCGATTGGACTGGCGATGGCCATGGAGGAGGCGCACGCGAAACTGCACGCGAATGGCGCGCAGACCAGCGGCATGTACTCGATCGAGACGAAGCTGGATGACCAGCAGTACAAGAAGCTGAGTGCATGGATCAGCGCGCAGATCGCCGGTGAAAACCGATTCAAGCCTTTCGTCTTGGACAACGGCGCCAAGTGGACGCCGACATCGATGACAGGCGTGGATGCGCAGCACCTGGAGACGCGCCGCCATCAGATCGAGGAAATCTGCAGGTCGTTCCGGGTTATGCCCATCATGATTGGGCACGCCGACAAGGCGGCCACCTACGCCAGCGCTGAGCAAATGTTCCTTGCGCACGTGAAGTACACGCTGCAGCCCTGGTTCCGGCGGATCGAGAAGTCCATCGATAAGCACCTGCTGACGCGTGAGGACCGGGCCAAGGGCATCTATGCCAAATTCCTGCCGAACGCGCTGATGCGCGGGGCTGCTCGCGATCGAGCTGAGTTTTATTACAAGATGTGGTCGATGGGAACCCTCAACCCGAACGAGATCCGGGCGATGGAAGAGCAGAATCCATACACAGGCGGCGACACGTACCGTGTCCAACTGAACACCACCGACGCTTCAAAGCCTGCTCCAGAAGCAGCTCTGTAGGAAATCCAAATGCCAAAACCAAATATGCAGCCCTCGGCTGCAGGACGAGTGCTGTCCGCTGAAAACGAGCGCCTGCTACGCGAAGCACGCGATAGCCTGGACTCGGTCCTGTCGAAGTTGGCGCAGGAGGATCCGGAGGATTCAGGGTCATTCCGCTACCGCAACCGCATGGCGCTCAAGCCCGGGCAGGTTCGCATCAATGCTGCCCTGGACGAGAACGAGGCCGAAGTCCTGATCTACGGCGACATTGGCGGCGGGTGGTGGGATGAGGGAATCACCGGCGAGTCGATCTCGAACCAGATCGCTGAACTGGACGTCGACACTATCCACGTGCGCATCAACAGTGGCGGCGGCCTGGTCTTCGAAGGTCTGGCCATCTATCAGGCTTTCGCACGGCACGAAGCGAAGATCATCGTCCACATCGACAGCATTGCAGCCTCGATCGCGAGCGTCATCGCGATGGCCGGCGATGAGATACGCATCAGCGAAGGCGCGAACCTGATGATTCACAAGCCCTGGTCGGGCGTGTGGGGCGATGCCGACGCGATGCGCAAGGAAGCCGATGTGCTGGACCAGTTGCAGGCGGGCTTGATCAACATCTACGAGGCGCGCACCGACGCCAAGCGAGCCGATCTGGAAGCGTGGGTCAACGCCGAAACGTGGTTCCTCGGACAGCAAGCGGTCGACGCCGGCTTCGCGGACACGCTGGTGCCAGCCAAGAAGAAAAAGGCAGCCAACTCGGCGATGCTGAACCTCTTCAAGAACACCCCCCAGAACCTGCTGGCATCCGCTGGCGGTCCCGAAATTCGCGAGTTCGAAGCTTTCCTGCGCGACGCAGAAGGGCTCTCGCACGCGCAAGCAAAGCGCATCGCAGCAGCGATGCCGAAGGCGAATCGTGACGACTCGCCGAAACCGTCAGTACAGCCCCTCCGTGATGGTGGGGACCCTGCGGATGAGCAGCGCTCGGCGGCCCGCCGTCTGGCGCAGGGCATCAAACAACTTACCTCCACCATCAAGGAATGACCATGGCAGACAAAGACGCCGTTCAAGAAGTAATGGAAGCGTTCACCGAGTTCAAGAAAACGAACGACGCGAACCAGACTAAGCGCAGTGCTGAACTCGAGGCGAAGCTCGATAAGATCAACGCTGCGCTGGACAAGCACGAGAACACGAGCCAACAGCTGGTGCTGATCGAGAAGCAGAACAAGGCAATGCAGGAGCAGCTGGATGCGATCGAAAAGATCGCGAACCGCGCAGGCCTGGGCGGCGGCAGCGACCCGCAGGCCAAGGCGGCGCAGGAGTACCTGGATGCATTTGACCGCGTGATGCGCAAGTCGCCGGAAAACCGCGATCCCGCAGACCTGACGCTGATCCGCGAGCGCTCGGCTGCTCTGATCAAGACCGACGACGCCAGCGCCGGCTATCTGCTGGCGCCGCCGGACATGCAGCGCGAGATCATCAAGAACGTGATCGAGCTGACTCCGATTCGCTCCCTGGCGACGGTGCGTTCGATCGGCGTTGGTAGCCTGAAGATGCCGAAGAAGATCGGCAGCGGTTCGGCATCGCGAACTGGTGAGACCACCAAGCGCACCAACACCGGCGATCCGGCTTACGGCATGCTGGAATTCTTTGCGCCGGAGATGTTCGCGCGAATCGAGGTGTCGCAACAGATGCTGGAAGATGCCGACTACGACCTGGCCGCCGAGCTGCGCGAGGACGCAGCGGAACAGTTCGCAGTGCGTGAAGGCATGGAGTCCATCTCCGGCACCGGCGGCAATGCGCAAATGGAAGGCATCCTGACGAACACCGACATCGGCTTCACGCTGAGCGGCGATGCAGGCAAGCTGACTGCGGACGGCATGATCTCGCTGTACCACGACCTGAAGACCGCCTACGCTCGCAACGCGCTCTGGGGTCTGAACCGCAACACTTTGGGCCAAGTTCGCAAGCTGAAGGACTCGACTGGCCAATACCTGTGGGCGCCAGGTATCGCGAATGGCGCGCCGAATACCATCCTGGGTTCCGCCTACGCCGAAATGGCTGACATGCCGAACGTCGCGGCCAATGCTTTCCCAGTCGCCTTCGCTGACTGGAAGAAGCTCTACGTCATCGTCGACCGTCTGAATGTGTCGCTCGCAGCGGACTACATCACTGGCGCCGACGACGGCCTGGTCGTCTTCCGCGCCCGTCGCCGCGTCGGCGGTGGCGTTCGCCAGGCAGAGGCCGGCCGCAAGCTGAAGATCGCGGCGGCGTAATCCATCAATCCGGAAGGGGCCGCTTCGGCGGCTCGTTCCCTCTGGAGCAGTGATGAAACTGATTGCGCAACAAGACTTCAGCTGGGCCCACCGCGGCATCCAGATAGAGCATTTTGCCGCCGGCGCCGAGATCGAGACCGAGGACGAAGACCTGATCACCGTGTCGAAGAACGAGGGCTGGGCAGTGGAGGCAGGGACTGCGCCGCGGCCGGCGGAGCCAGCGGGCGAAACGCCAGCAGGCCAAGCGCCCGCTCCCGACGGCCAGAACTCGAGCCAAACCCCGGCGACGCCGAAGCGCGGCCGCGCCGCGAAGTAACCAATAGGGCCAACCGTCATGACTCACCTGCATATGACCCCAGAAGTCTCGACCATCCGCGTGTACGACGCGCCGGGCGGCTACGAGGCGCGCCGGCCGTACCTGGGGATCATGACGGTCAGCCACCTCTCGGATAAGGTCGTCTATCTGCACGGCGCCGTCGGCAAGATCGACCGCGCTACCCACCGGGCGGCCCTGGCCATGCTCCGCGAGCGCGGAGTGACCACGGTGCAGTACGAGCGCCGCGGGCAAATGAAAACCCTCGAGCTGGCCCAGCCGCTCGGAAACAAATAGGAAGCGCACATGCCAACTCTGCAAAAGCTCCCCGCATTCGCCAAGGCGGTGCTGCGCGGCGTGCACAACTTCGAGTCGCACACCTTCAAGGCGGCGCTGACGAATGCCGCGCCGGCGGCAACCGCTGCCGTGCTGGCTGACGTCGCCCAGATCTCCGGCGGAGCATATCCAGCGGGCGGCTACATCTTGGACGGCGTCACCCTCGCCGACGCCACCGGCGGCGCCAAGGTCGTGATCGCCGACGAGGTCATCACGGCAGCCGGCGGCGCCGTCGGGCCGCTGCGTTTCGCGGTCGTGTTCAACGATACCGCCGCGGGCAAGCCACTGGTCGGCTACGTCGACTATGGCTCGAGCATCACCCTGGCCGATGGCGAGACGTTGACGCTCGATTTCGACCCTGACGCCGGCGTTCTGACTGCGACCTGGTCATGACCCCAGCACAACAAGCAGAGCTGCGCCAAGCGGCGCACGACCGGTCGGACTGCGCCGCGGCGCTGGCGGCCAAGGACTGCGAGGCGCTGGCCGCCCTGCTGTCGGCCGGACGCACCTGCGGCAACGACCGCGAGGTCGGTTACGGGACCATCTTGGAGACGATCGGGATCGAGGCGGGCAATGCGCTCATCGACTTCATCCAGGCCCAGGAGGGCATGCGGCACGTGAAGCCGCTGCTCGAGCAAGGTCGGCTGCGCGTCGGCTCGGCCCTGGTGCAGGCGTCGCTGCAGGCGTTTGTCGGCGCGGGCGCGGTGAGCCAGGCGAACGCCGATGCTCTGTGCGCCCTGGGCCTGCAGCCTGACCCGCTTACCGCGCGCCAGGTGGCAGAAGCACTGTTTCACGAAGACGGAAGCGAGAAATAAATGGCGATCAACAAGCAGGCAGTCACGATCCTGGCGACGACCAGCGTCCTGGCCGGCACCAGCTCCGCATCGCCAGTTGTCGGCGCGGCTGTCGACGTGCGCGCCTTCGCCGGCGGCGAGTGGGGTTACAAGATCACCAACGGCGCCAGCGCCCCGACGGTTCCATGCACCTTGGTGCTGCAGACGTCGGCGGACGACACGAACTGGTACGACTATTTTCCCGTCGGCGGCGCGTCCGGGGCATCCGGCGTGGCAAGCGGCTCCGTCACGATGACCCGAGGCGTGATGTACGCGCGCGCGATCGCCTACGGCAATACGACCAACGCTGTGACGGTGGAATCGACGCTGCAAGCCGTGGTGGGCTGATATGACCGGCATGCGCTATCAGCCGCAGGGCCTCCTGCGCATCGACCGCGCGAACGGCCTGGCGCGCGGCCTGCGCCTGGTCAGCATGCCCGGCATGAATGCCGGCACCGACCTGGCGTCGGGCGCCGCCGCTTCCGTCACCGGAACGCGGCGCGCCACCTACCCCGGCGGCCTTACCTGCGGGTTTGGCTCGGCGCTGGGCGTGAATGGCGCCGACAGGATCGCGACGCCGCTCACTGGTGCGCTCGTCGAGCGCAGCGTGTTCGTGCGCGCGCGCCGGAACGGCAATGGCGGCGTCAACGTCGGCCGCCTATATGACAAGAGCGTCGGCACGGCCGGCCAGATGGCCTATTGGGACGCCAACGCGCAGGCGCTGACGTACCACATGTTCGTCAACGGTTCCGAGCGCCTGGTGCGCGCGCCTGGGAGTGCGGCGGCCGCCAGCGTGGGCCGGGATTTCGACATCCTGATCACGCACGCTTTCGCCGGCAACCGCTCCACGGTAAGCATTTACGTCGACGGCGCGCTGTCCATCACGCAGGATATCGACGGTGCGCTCACCGATGCGCCGACAACGGTGCTCAGCATCGGCAACCGCGGCGATGGGATTCGCGGCTGGGACGGGACGATCGCCCTGGTAGAAGCCTGGGATCGGGTGCTGACGCCTGACGAGGCGCGCGAGTTATCGACGAACCCCTGGCAGATCTTCGCAGCAGTCGACGATGACGACTTCGCGGCGGCGCCGGTCGCGCGCACGCTTGCCGTGGGACGCGCCAGCCTGGCGCTGGATGCCGGCCAGGTCGGCATGAAAGTGTCACGGCGGGTTCGCGTACAGCCTTCGGCTCTGGCGATCGCCGGCGGCCAGGTGGCGGTGCGCGCGGCGCGCCGCGTGAGCCTTCAGCCGGCGGTCCTGGCCATCGGCGCTGGCCCGGCCGGAATGCTGGCCGGGCGACGCATGCAGATTGCGCCGGCGCCGCTGGCGATGGTCGCGGGCCCGGTGGCGATGCAGTACAGCCCCGCGCTGGTGCCGGGCGCGTACACGCTTTCGGTTTCGGCCGCAGCGATGACGCTTGGCGGCGGCGCCGTCGGCATGCGTGTGTCGCGGCGCCTGCCGGTGACGGCGGCCCAGCTGGCGCTCGCGGCCGGCGCGGCGCGCGCACTGGTCGGCCGCCGGATGCTCGTGGCGCCTGCAGCGCTGGCCCTGGCAACTGGACAGGTGGGCGCCCGCGCTGCGCGCCGGCTGTCGGTGGCGCACGCGTCGCTGGGTCTAGCCGGCGGCAACGTGCAACTGCGTTACAGCTCCCAGGTGGAGTATGCCCGCGCGCCGGCCGGTGCCGGCTACGCGCCGCAGCGCGCCGCAATCAGCGTGCGCCCTGCACAAACAGGTGGCCACCGGCCGCCAGCAACACAGGAGACCATTCGATGAGCTGGAAATTGATCACGCCACCGACCGGGCTGGCGGTGTCGATGACCGAGGCGCAAACCGCTGCGCGCGCGGACGTCGACGAGAACGGCGTCTCACCGCTGGACGGCGAGATTCAGCGCGCGATCCGGACCTACACCACGGAAGCGGAGGGAGAGACCAACCGCGCCATCATGGAGCAGACCTGGCGCCTGACGCTGGACCGCTTCAACGGAGCGATCGAGCTTCGTCGGCCGCCGCTGCTGCAGGTGGTGCACGTGAAGTATTACAACGCTGAGAACGTGCAGCGCACGCTCGACCCGCAGGACTACCAAGTCGACGGCGAGAGCGAGCCAGGATACATCGTGCCGGCGAACGGCAAGGCATGGCCAGCGACGGCAAGCCGGATCAACGCGGTCGAGGTGCAGATTAGATGCGGCTATGGCCCGGATCACACCTCGGTGCCGGATTCGATTTCTGGCTTCATCCTGGCGCGCCTGGGCGAGCATTTTCAGTCCGGCGGCAAGGCGGAAAACAAGCACGTGAAGCGACTGTTGTGGCCGGAGGTGGTATGGGGGTGATGAATGACCGCGTAGAGCTACTGAGGCGTACTGCGGGCCGCGACGGCGCTGGCCAGCCGGTGGAAAGCTGGCCAGTGCTGCGCGAAGTCTGGGCCAACGTCAAATTTCAGTCCGGCGCCGAGGTCATGCGCGCCAACGCCGACGTGTCGATCGTGAAGTGCTCGATCCGGGTCCGCGTGTCGCGCGACGTCGACGCTTCCCTGCGGGCGCGCTACAAGGGTACCGTCTACGACATCCAGGCAGTGCTGCCGGACTCGAACGACCGGGACTTTATGTTCCTGGTCTGCGAGAGTGCGAAATGATCGAGTTCGACCCTGCGTCCTTAATCCAGGCTGTGCAGGAGACTGCCAGCCAAGTGACCGGCCTGGTCGATGAGCCAGTCCTGCGCGCCGTGGCCTACTCGGGCGCCGACCTGTTCCGCGACCAGGCGAAACAGAACGCGCTGAAGAACAAGAAGACCGGCGTCCTGTTCAACAACATCATCGTAAAGCGCCTGGAGGAAGAATCCGACGGCGACAAGAAGCAGGCCTACCTGGTCACAGTTCGCAAGGGGCCTCGAGGCGGCGATGACGCGTATTACTGGCGATGGGTCGAGTTCGGACACAAGGTCGTTGGCGAGAACAGGAATATCGATCCGAGGACTGGGCGCAAAACGAACTGGGAAGCGCACAGGGAGGCCGAGGAGAAGAAGCGCCGGGATGCGATCAATATGGAGTTCGGATCCGCGACGGTCGAGGAGCAACCATTCATGCGGCCGGCTTTCGATGACCGGAAGGGCGACGCGATGGACCTGATGACGCGGACGCTGGCCGAGCAAATTGCAAGGAACTCACGATGACGCCCCACGAAAAGATATTTGCGGTGCTCGGCGCCTTGGCTGATGGGCGGGTGTTCCCCGGTCTAGCCGAGCCCGGGACGCCGCTCCCTTACGTCACCTTCAGGGTGATCAGCGGGAAGGCCATCAACTTCGTCACCGGCGAGAAGCCGGCGAAGCGATTTGTCCGGGTACAAGTCAACGTCTGGGCAGCGTCCTCGATCGAGGCATTCCAGATCGCGATGCAGGCCGAGGATGCGCTGCGCGCTGCCAAGGAACTGCAACCGGAGGTTCTGACGGGCGCCACCGATACCTACGACGAGGTCGTGAAATACCGAGGAGCGATGCAGGACTTCCAGCTCTTCCTCTGACCAGCAGCACTCATTTCCCAAGCCGCCCGAGCAATCCGGCGGCTTTTTCTTTGCCCGTACGGGCGCAACGGGCCCGGAAACGGGCTTTTTTCATTGAAAGGCCCATAAATGGCACTCTCGCTCCCGACCGGCACCGCATATGCGGTCGCCACCGCCTACGCCGCCGCAATCGCCGTCTCCGCCGCCAGCAACGCTGCGGAAACCGTGCTGACCACCGCGGCCAACACCTTCGCAGTCGGCGACTACCTGGAATACACCGGTGGCTGGAACCGCATGACCAATCGCGTTTTCCGCGCTAAGGCGGTGACCGCGACCTCGGTGACCCTGGAAGGTATGGACACGACCGAAGTGAACCTGTTCCCGGTCGGCATGGCCGCTGGTTCGCTGCGCAAAATCACCACCTGGGTTTCGATCCAGCAGGTGCTGACGGCCGAACCGTCGGGCGGCGATCCGAAGTACGCCTCGGTCAGCCTGCTCGACAACGAAAACGACATCAGCCTGCCGGACGGCTACAACGCGCAGACCCTGGCGATGACCATCGCCGACGATCCTGCGCTGCCGCACCACGCCGCGCTGAAGAAGATCGCCGACTCGCGCAAGATCGCCGCCATCCGCGCCGACCTGCCGAACGGCAGCAAGATCCTCTACAACGGCTACGTCAGCTTCGACGAGACCCCGACCATGACCAAGGGCCAGGTGATGGCCGTGCGCGCCGGCAGCGCGCTGCAGGGCCGTCCGGTCCGCTACGCCTCGTAACAGTTTTGCCAGCCCGCTTCGGCGGGCATTTCCAGCCGCGGGGTCGCACCTCGCGGTCTTTTTATTCCCACATCTGAAAGACAAAAATCATGGCATCGAAAGCAACCAAAATCGTCCTGGGCAAGCGTCCGGAATCCTTCAAGAAAACCGTGCAGGCCACCATGCTGGATGGTTCGACCGGCTGCATGGAGGTCGAATACCGCTACCGCAGCCGCACCGAGCTGGCCGAGCTGACCGACCAGATGCAGGCGAAGCTGAAGGACGAGGCGAACGCCGAGATCGAGCGCTTCAATTCCGCCGTCGAGAAGGCCAAGCAGGCCGGCGCCGCCATCCCGGAATTCACGATGACCCAGGCCGAGATCGTCAAGCGGCAGACCGCGGTCGCCGTCCAGTACATCCAGGCGATCGTCGTCGGCTGGAACCTGGACGCCGAGTTCGACAAAGACGGCATCGCCGAGCTGGTCGACACGCTGCCGGCCATGGCCGAGGCGATCAAGGACGACTACCGCGCCGCGATCAACGAAGGTCGCCTGGGAAACTGACCGCGATCGCCGAGGCCATGTATCGGCCGGGCCTGACAAAAAAGGACCTGGCCGAGATGGAGGCGGCGTGCCTGTCGCCCGAGGATTTCCCGGAGGAGGTCGTCGAGGTCTGGCCAGAGAACTGGCCGACCTACGCGCTGTTCGCCTTCCTGCGGACGCAGTGGCGCTCGAGCGGCATGGGCGTCATCGGCCTGGACTACGGGCCGATGTACAGCAAGATGGATCGCATGGACTTGGCGCCCGAGGCGTATGACGACCTCGAGGCCGACATCCAGGCGATGGAGTTCGCCGCGATCGGCGCCATGAATGATCGGGACGAGTAGGTGCCAAATCTGGCACCTTCCTTGTGCTGGTGTAACATTTCACTTCCAACATGGGAGGTGATATGCAGCGAATCATTCTGGCAGCCGCGCTCTGCCTGGCGAGCGGCGCCGGCCTGGCGGCCATGCCGTGCGATAAGCCGGAGTACCTGCAGCTCAAGTCAGCGGATAAGGCAGAGCTGCAGCAGGAGTTCTGTAGCGCGACGCGGAAGCACAGCCTCAACCTCAAGCTGCAGGAGGGAACGCGGCAAACGATTTCCGAGCTGCGATCTATTGGGGCTGATGTGACGAAGCATGTTGCCCAGAGCGACGATGATCTGGAGGCTGCGTTGTCCTGTTCGAAGGCGGCAGCCGAATTCGCCGGCGCGCTCGAGCGTCGTTTCAAAAGTAAGCCCCCATCGGTGAAGGCATGTCTATCACCGGGCGGGATATGAGCTGACGCCAAGTCGGCTTCAAGCAACTGAGCCACCTTCGGGTGGCTTTTTTATTGGGCCAATGCCATGACCGATATCGTCAACAACGCAACAATCATGGTCACGGCCGACTCATCCGGGGTCGAGGCAGGTCTGCGGCCCGCAGTCGATGCGGCCAACCGTACCGGGCAAGCTATTGCGCAAACCGGGCAGAAGGCCGCTAGCGCTTCGCGTGCGGTCGAAACCGCCCAGCGCAACATCATAGCCTCGATTCAGCGCACCACCATGGCGATGGAGGCCGGCGGCCGTACCACTGCGGCATACTACGAGGCCCAGGCGCGCCAGCGCAACGTCGATCCGGCATCGATCACGCCATACCTCAACCAGCTTCGCGCCGTCGAGGCGGCGCAATCGCAGGCAGCCGAGTCGACCCGCGCCCAAGCCGCAGCCGCACGCGAGCTTGCCCAGGCGCAGTCGAATAAGGAATCGTTCCTGGCAGGTCTGCGCGAGCAGATCGCCCTGTTCGGTAAGTCGACCGACGAGGTGCTTCGGTTCCGCGCCGCTCAGGCTGGCGCGTCGCAGGAAGCGGCGCAACTGATCCTGCAGCTGCAAAACATGCGCGCCGCCCAGGAGCAGGTCGAGGCTGCCGCGCGCGCCGCGTCGCTGGCCCAACGCGAGGCAGCACAGGCGGATGCCGCGCGCAACACCTACCTGGCCGGTCTCCGCGAACAGATCGCGCTGTTCGGGCTGTCAACCGATGAGGTGCAGCGGTACCGCGCTGCGCAGGTAGGTGCAGCGACCGCCGCCGATCCGTTGATCGCGAAACTGCGTGACCTGCGTCTGGCGCAGGAGCAGCAAACGTACGCTACCCAGATGGAAGCTCAGGCCCAGCGCGAACTCGCCCAGGCACAAGCATCACGCACCACCTTTCTGAAGGGTCTAGAACAGCAGGTTTCGGCAATCGGCAAGACGCGCACCGAGATGCTCGAGCTCCAAGCCGCACAGCTCGGTGTGATGACTCAGGCCAAGCCTTTGCTTGACCAGCTGCGTGCCCAGGACCAAGCTTTCCGCAATGGCGGCATGTCGGCAAACGCTATGAATGCGGCCCTTCGCGGCGTTCCAGCGCAGCTGACCGACATCGTGGTCAGCCTGCAGGGCGGCCAAGCGCCGCTGACCGTGTTCCTGCAGCAGGGCGGCCAACTGCGCGACATGTTCGGTAGCGCAAGCGTCGCTGCACGGGCGCTTGCGTCTGCCGCGCTCGGTTTGATCACTCCGTTCACCGTGACGCTCGGCGTGGTAGCGACCGGCGCCGTCGCATTCAAGCAGGGTCATGACGAGACCGTGCGGTACTCGCGCGCGCTGATCATGACCGGCAACATCGCGGGCACGACCGCCGGCCAAATGGCTGACATGGCAGACCGCATGGAGGATATCAACGGCTCGCAGCGCGCGTCGGCCCAGGCCCTTGCAACGCTGGCGAGCACCGGTGCCATCGCCGGCTCGAACCTCGAAAAGTTCGGCACCGTCGCAGTCGACGCCCAGCGGGTTCTGGGCCAGAGCGTCGAGGACACGGCGAAGCAATTCGCCGCGCTCGGCAAGGATCCGCTCACCGAGCTTCGTAGAATCGGTGATCAATATGGCTTCATCACGACCGAGACATATCTCGCGGTTAAGGCGGCCCAAGAGCAAGGCCGCATGATCGATGCTGCCAGCATTGCCCAGAATGCCTTCGCCGACGGCCTCGCAAACCAGAAAGACAAAGTTCTCGAAGCCTTGGGCGCTTGGGACAGGGGATGGATCAACCTCAAGAAAGGCATTGGTGAGGCCTGGGACGCGGTTATCCAGTTCGCAGGCGGCCGCGAAATCGGCCCCGAGGAACAAGTCGGCGCGTTTGAAGCTCAGATTGCGAAGCAAGAGGAGCGCATCGAGCGCCTGAAGACTGCCGGACGCCGTCGCGACGGTGATAAGTACGATCCATCGAAGGATCGCGATGTTCAAGGTGCTGAAGCCATCATCGCGGCAAATCAGCGTGAGATCGATAGCATCAGGCAGGTGTCAGCGGCCAAAGATAAAGCGGCCGAGAAAGAAGGGAAGGACAACCAGGCGCGGGCGCTGGAGCGGAAGTATCTCGACGATCAGAAGATTCTCCTCAGCCGGAAAGAGCTGATGCAGCGCGAGCTGCGCGCCACTGAAACGGAGGCGCGGGAAAAAGGCGTCAAAGAAGAGATTCTCCAGAACCAGCTGCTCGCTATCCGTCGCAAGTACAACGATGTCTTCGTCGCCGGCATCGACGCCAGTATGACGGCGCTGCGCAAACGTGGAGAACTGGAGGATGTGCTGGCCCAGCGCGCGCTGGCGCAGATTCAGGCGCAGCGTGCTGCAGGGGAGATATCGGAGGATGAAGCGCTCCGGCAAACAGCCAACAGGGAGCTGGCTGGTATTGACCGGCGCAGGCAAGGTCTGCAGGAACAGCTTTCTCTCACGCGCCAGAAAATTGGCAGCGAGAGAGATCAGCTTGACCTGCAAGGTCAAATCGCCGCCCTTGACGCTCAGCGCGTCAACCGCCAGAAGCAGCTCGAAGATGATCTGGCGACCGCTCAGCGCACCCGCTCGCAGGCGAGCATGGACCTGTATATGCAGGGCGTCTCCGCCGCAAATGCGGAGGCCGACAGCCTGGCTGACCAGTTGAAGGCTCAGCAGTTGGCCAACGAGGAAATCGGCCTGAGCAAGTCGGCGCTGGCTGAGCTGCAGTTCGAGCGGATGAATGCGACCGCAGCACTGAAGGACCAGACCGCAGCCGAGATTGACGCGCTTGACCCGGGCAGTGCACTCGCTGACGCTTACCGGCGTCAGGCAGAGCAGCTGCGCGGCCTGGCGGTGGCGCGCCGTGAGGGGGCTATTCAGCAAGATTCCTACGAGACCAGCAAGAAGGCCTTGGACGAGCTGAATCAGTTTCTCGACCCGGCGCGCGCGCAGACGTTCGGCGACGCGCTGCGCGAGGCGTTCGGCGGCGCCGGCGAATCGATCTCGAAGATGACCGCGTCGCTGGAAGGCTTCGCGCAACGTCAGGCGGAGATTGATAAGCACCGCGCCACGGCCAACGCCCAGCGCGGCTCGGGGGAGCTCGACGAGATCAAGTATCAGAAGACGATCGCCGAGCTGAATGAGCGGGAAACCCGCAACCGGCTGGCCGGCTATGGTGCGATGACGTCGGCAGCCGCTGGCTTCTTCGGCGAGCAGAGCCGCGGCTACAAGGCCCTGCAGACCGCATCGCAGGTGTTCCACGCAGCCGAGCTGGCGATGACGCTGGCCGAGCTGGTGCCGAAGGGCATCAGCGCCGTGCTGGGCCAGGGCCAGGGCGATCCGTACACGGCGTTCGGCCGCATGGCTGCAATGGCGGCGATCGTCGCAGGCCTGGGCGTGGCCATCGGCGGCGTGTCGGGCGGCGGGGTTCCGCTGTCGCAGCAGCGGCAGGAGAAGCAGGGCACCGGCACGGTACTCGGCTCGGACGCCAAGTCGGAATCGATTGCGCGCTCGCTCGAGGCCATCGAGGGCGCCACACTCCAGGGCCTGGGCATCAGCAACGGCATGCTGACCTCGTTGCGCAACATCGAGGCCGGCATCGGTCAATTCGCCTCCCTGCTGGTGCGCACCACCGGCGTGACGGGCGATTTCGGCTCGGACCTGAACAAGAACGTGTTCGACTCGAAGGCGCTCGGCATCGGTGGCGCTGCCGGCGGCGCGCTGCTAGGCGCCATGGGCGGGGCGTACGTGGGCATGGGCACCAGCTACATCGGTGCCATGCTGGGCGGTCCGGTCGGGATGGCGTTGGGCGCTGCGCTCGGCGCGGTCATTGGCAAGACCTTCATCGGCAAGGCCCTGGGCAGTGTCTTCGGCGGCAAGCAGACCGTCGAGGACACCGGACTGACCATCGGTGCGACGGACTTCGCCAGCATCTTCGGCGGCGGCCTGAACGCCATGCAATACGCCGACATCAAAAAGGACGGCGGCTGGTTCCGGAGCGACAAGTACAGCACGAAGACGGAAGGGCTGGGTGAGGAGGGGAATCGCCAAATCGCCAGCGTCCTGATGTCGCTGTACGACACGGTGCTGCAGGCCGGCACCATGCTCGACGTCGGCGCCGATGGCTTCGCGGCGCAGCTGAATAGCTTCGTGGTTGACATCGGGAAGGTGTCGCTCAAGGGGCTGTCGGACGACGAGATCCAGAAGGAACTCGAGGCGGTGTTCTCGAAAGTCGGCGACGACCTGGCCAAGTTCGGCGTGGGCGGCCTGGAGCAGTTCCAGAAGGTGGGCGAGGGCTACCTCGAGACCCTGACCCGCGTGGCCACGAACTACCAGGCCGTGACGGTCGTCACCGACTCGATGGGGATGAGCTTCGATGCCGTAGGCCTGGCTTCGGTTGGCGCGCGCGAGCGGCTGATCGACCTGGTCGGCGGGCTGGACGAATTCACCTCGAGCGCGGACCAGTTCCTGTCGGATTTCTACACCGACCGCGAGCGCGCGGATTCGCTGCGCGCGCGGATCACGCCGACGCTGGACCAGTACGGCATCAAGACCGGCGCCGCCGACTCGCTGCAGCAGTTCCGCAGCGTGGTCACCGGCCTGGACCTGACGACCGAGGCCGGGGCCCGCGCCTATGCCACGCTGATCCAGATCGCGCCGGCGTTCAAGCAGATCGCCGACGTCGACGCCAAGATCTTCGAGGAGCGAGCCGACCTGCAGAAGGAACTGGACCAGCTCACGCTGACCGAAACCCAACTGCTGGCCCAGCAGCGCGCCGCGCTCGATGAGAGCAACCGCGCGCTGTTCGACCAGGTACAGGCGGTGAAGGCGCAGGCCAATGCAGCGCAGGTGGCGAAGGATGCCGCGGCGTCGCTTCTCTCCGGCGTGGACGCGGCATTCTCGGTGCTCCAGCGGGTGGTGAGCCGCCAGAAGCAGGCGCTGCAGGAAGAGATCACGGTGCGCAACGCCTCGATCCAGTCGATCGAGGCGCTTTCGCAGTCGCTGCGGTCCACCCTGGACGGCATGACGGTATCCGGCCGCGAGGCTGAGGACCGCCGGGCCGCCCAGGCGCAGATCGAAGCGGCGCTGGCGATCGCCAAGGCCTCGGGGAAGCTGCCGAGCGCCGAGGACCTGCGCAGCGCGCTGTCGGTGGTCAGCCGGGATTCGTCCGCGCTGTTCGCCACACAAGAGGACTACCTGCGCGACTTCTACGCTACCCGGATCGGTATCGAGGATCTGGCCGGCCTGACGGACAACGCCCTGTCGGTGGAGGAGCGCAGCCTCAAGCAGCTGGAGGACCAGGTCAAGCAGTACGACCTGATGCTCGAAAAGCACCAGGAGGAGATCGACGCCCTCAAGGGCCTGAGCATCACCGGCCTGTCGATCGAGCAGGCGATCCTCGCGCTGCGCGGCGCAATGCAGGCCGCCAGCGCGAACCCGGTGGTCTCGGCCACCTCGGCAATCAGCGACGCCTACAAATCCGCTCTCGGCCGCGCGCCGGATGCGGATGGGCTCAAGTACTGGCAGGACCGGGCCGCCGGCGGAATCTCGACCGGCGCGATCGTCGATTCGATCAAGAACTCCCCCGAGGCGCAGATCAAAGCGCTCTACAAGGACGTGTTCGGCCGCCAGGCTGACGCGGCCGGGCTGAGCTACTGGATGGATCGGCTTCAGGGCGGGATCAGCCTGGGCGCCATCCGGGACACGTTCGAGAGCAGCGACGAGGCCAAGAAGAGATTGCGCGGCTTCGCCGTCGGCACGAACTACATCCCGGTCGACATGCCGGCGATGGTCCACCAGGGCGAACGCATCATCCCCGCGGCTGACAACCGTGAGCTGATGCGCCGCCTGGCCAGCCCAGAGCAGGGCAACGAGGTGCTGGTCGCCGCCGTCGATCGCCTCACCGCGACCGTCGCGCGCCAGGAGCAGATGATCGCCGACCTGCAGGCCTCGGCGGCCGGAACGCAAAACAGCACGAAGCGCCTGGCCGACGGCATGGAAATCCTGACCGAGGGCTACAACGCAATGCGCACGAAAGAGGAGGTAGCTGCATGAATTCGTCTGACGTCCGAATTGTCAGGCTGATCCCGACCACTGCCGATGGCTCGTTCACCGGTGGTGGTGGAACCTTCTGGGATTCGGCCGGCGTGCTACAGACGGCGCCGCCGAACACCCTGCGCTGGACGTTCGACCCCTCCGACCTGAGCAAGGCGCCGTATGCGCTGATCGAGCCGGAGGCGAAGAACTGCGCCCGTAACAACACTATGCTGGGGGCGGCCGCGGGGTCGCCTGGCGCGCTGCCGAATTTCTGGGGTTTTGCAATGGCAGCTGGGCTGACTCGCCAAGTACTGGGGGTCGGCACCGAAACCAATATTGACTACATCGACCTTCGGTTCAGCGGAACGGCGACAGGACAAGTTATTGTTGAATTTGAAAGCACTACGGCGACTGTAGTAACGCCTGGGGAAGTGTGGGTCGGCAGCTTTTACCTCGCGCAAATAGGGGGATCGTTCGCCAATGTTATAAGCAGTCGCTTTCGAATGCGCGAGGGATTGGCGAACGGGACCTTTGTCACCGACGAATTGCGGCTGATCTCCCCTCGTTTCGGTGCCCTGAGGGAACAGAGGTTTGAGCAATCGCGAATTGTCGGCGCTTCGTCGGAGCGCCTTACTTTCCAAGTCCTCATCGACGTCTCTGGTGCAATAGATTTCACCATCCGCATCGGCTTGCCCCAGCTTGAGCGTGATCGCCTCACCAGTCCGATCAAGACCAGCGGCGCGGCCGTCACCCGCGCTGCTGACGTAATCGGCCCTGGTGCTGGCCTGGTGTATTCCAGCGTGCCGATTACCGAGCCGCTGTGGGCGGCCGGGACCTACGCCAAGGGTGCGAAGGTGCGGGATGCACAGAACTTCGTCTTCGAGTCTCTGGTGGACGGGAATACCGCGCCGTTGACGGACACGACGAAGACGAAGTGGCTGCCGCTGGGTATCACGAACCGCTGGAAGGTGTTCGACCAGGCCGTGAACAGCCAGACGTCGGCGCCGGGCAGGCTCACGTTCGCGGTAAAGCCCGGCGCGGTCGCCACCACGATGATGCTCCTCAATATGGAGGGCGCGTCGGTGACGGTCGGCCAGACGGAGAGCGGCTACGTCAGCACGAAGAGCTTGGTGAGCCACGAGGTCGATAACTGGTACGACTTCTACTACGAGGAGCCGGTCCGGGCGGGCGATGCCGTGTTCAGCGACATCCCGCCGTTTCCGAACGCAATGCTCACCGTCTCGATCGACAACGGGCCTCTGGAGGCGAAGATCGGCGCGTGCCTGATCGGCAAGCCGATGGTCATTGGCAAAGCCACAGCCAGCTTCAAGGCCGGGGTGCTCAGCTACTCGACCTCGACGGCGGACACCTTCGGCAACATCACCATGGTCAAGCGCTACAACGCGCCGCGGATGAACTTCGACGTGATGATTCCGGCCGGCTCCGAGAGCGTGGTCTACCGGATCCTACGGGAATACACCGACACGGAGATCGGGATCATCGTCGGGGACAGCCTCTCCATGGGTATCGGCTACGGCTACCTGGGTCAGTGGGATGTGCCAAAAAGCGGGAGCGGCCGGACGGCTCCCATTGAATTCAAAGGACTTGTATGACGATCACCCAGAAGATTACCGCGCTGCCGCCGGCGCCGGATCCGGTAATTCACCCGCGCACGGAGTTCGCCCAGGTCGCCGCGGCCTCGGTGCTGGCGCAGCGCGCGCTGCCGGGCGAGCTGAACTCGTTCGCGGACCAGGCCAACGCGCTGGCCGTCGAGGTGAACTCGGCAGCCGTCGAGGCCACCGCCCAGGCTGCGGCGGCGAAGGCGGCCGTCGGCGCGCTCGCCTGGGTCAGCGGGAAGACGTACCAGAAGTACGAGGGAGCGATCAGCCAAGTCAACTTCCAAACCTATCGCAGGCGCGTCGCTGGCGCGGGCACGACCGATCCGGCGAACGACTCGACCAACTGGGCGATGCTCGCTGGTAGCGGCTCCTTTATTCCTCAGCCGGTTGCGGCTACGTCCATCGACCTGTCGATCGGCAACGACTTCTATATCGAACTGAACGGCAGCCGGACGCTGACCTTCAACAACTGCCCGCAAGACGGCTACAGCTTCACGCTCGACATCGACGTTACGTCTGGCGTGGTCACGCTACCGGCTTCGGTGAGGACGACAAACAACGCCGCCTACGTGCTCACTGCCGGCAAAGGCCATTCCCTGATGTTCCGGACAAGAAACCGTGGCGCGCGGTGGCGCCTGGTCGCCGCAACCAACTTCGACCTGTGAGCCAACATGAATGACGCAACTTTCAGGATGATGTTTGGCGCATCGATCTGGGAAGCTGGGCAGCAGGAATGGACAGTGCCGGGCACGTACCAGTTCACGGTCCCGAACATCCCGTACCTCAGCCCCGTCTGCATCGCCGGCGGGCAGGCTGGGCAACCTAATGCTTTCGGGCAGGCGCCCGAAGATGGCGGATTCGGGGGAAGCCTACGATACCACCGCCAAATTCCAGTAACGCCTGGCGAAATTTTAACAATCGTTGTGGGGCGCGGTGGTCAGGTCGCACCAGGTGTAGTGGATACGCTCGGCGGATCGACCTACATTATGCGCGGCAGCACGGTCCTGCTGTGCGCGGCGTGCGTGACCGGCACCGTTTCGTCGTCACCGGCTAATACGCCCGGAAGTTCCCTGGTGGGCGGTAATAACGGCGGCGTCGGCACGCCAATGAGATCCGGCGGCTTCCCAGGTGGTGGTGGTGGCGCGGGTGGCTACAGCGGCGCGGGTAACACAGGAACCGGCGGCAGCGGTGGGCAAGGATATCCAACCAACGGCAATCCAGGGCTAGGCGGCGGGGGCGGCGTTGGCATCAACGGCGAAGGCGCTTCAGGGGCCAACGGCACGTCCACATCCCCGCAGGGAAAGGGGGGCTCGGGAGGCAACACCGGTAGCTCTCTTGGTGATGGCGGCCGATTTGGCGGTGGCGGCGCGGGCGAACGGCCTGGCGCGGACGGCGCATGCCGCATCATTTGGGGTCCGGGCCGAGAATACCCATCTTCGAACACTCAAAATATATAAGGGCAAGAGACCATGTACTACCAACCATCTACCGGCGCGACATTCTCGCTGCACAGCGAGGTGCGCCAGGCCATGCCATGGGTGCTGTTCGGCGATTCGATCACGGACGCCGACCTTGCGGCGCAGGGTATTTTCCCCGTGAGCCAGGATAAGCCGGAACTTGGGCAGGGCCAAGTGGCCGTGCCGCTTGCCATCGAGTTAGTCGATGACAAGTGGGCGCAGCTGTGGACCGTGCGCGACATGACGCCCGAGGAGCTGGCCGCGCAGGCCGCGCTCGAGGAGGCCCAGCGACCGAAGCGCCATATCACCGTGCTTGCTTTCCGCAACCGCTTCACGAAGTCGGAAAAGGTCCGCATCGAGCTGGCGGCGATCGATGATTCGGCGGCGGACCTGGCGCAGCGCGAGCGCGCGGCAATCGTTCGCGTCGGCCAGGCCGACCTTGCCGCCGCCACGTATGTGGACGTTGACCGTGTCGGAACTCGGGACGACGTGCAGGCCTTCGAGAATATGGGCCTGCTCGATGCCCCAGGCCGCGCGTTGGCGATCCTCGACGATGAGATTCAGCCGCATGAGCGCCCTTGAGCGAAAGTCTGGGAGCCATTGCATATTCGTCTCATTCTTCCGAGAAATGAGACAATGAAAGCTCGACACTGGGAGCAATCCCGGTGGCTCACGACGCGACAACGCGGTGGAGTGTCTTGCCGGGGCATTCCACCAAGAGATCGATGTGACCCCCACGACCGAACAACAGAACACCATCGCCCTGGCTCAGCTCCAGGTCGAAGTCGCCTACATGAAGGCCGCGATCACGCGGCTTGACGATTCCAATAGTGAGCTCCAACAAAAGCTGGATAAGGTGCTCGCTCAGCTGGCCGAGGCCCGGGGCGGTTGGCGCACCTTGATGCTAATTGGCGGCGCGGCTGGTTCGATCGGCAGCGCTGTCACCTGGCTTGTCTCGAGACTCCAAGGCTGAGCCATGACTCCCCAACGTCTGCTCAATTCAGCCATCCTGCCCGCCCTGCAGGAACTTCATTATTGCGGCATTCCCGATACAGTCGATGCTCGCCGCTTCCTGCTGGCGATCGCGCTCCAAGAATCCGCGCTGGCGCACCGCCGGCAGGTTCTCGCCGGCAAGGGCGAAGCTGGCCCTGCCGCATCGTTTTGGCAGTTTGAAGCTGGCGGCGGCTGCCATGGCGTGTTGACCCATTTCCAGGTTGCCCAGTGCATGCGCCGCCTGTGCGCCGAGTTCAAGGTTTCTGCGACTCCACAGGGCCTTTGGGAGGCGATGCGCTACCACGACATCATCGCCGCCATCGCCGCGCGCCTGCTGGTCTACACGCTGCCCGACAAGCTACCGACCACGCCCGAGGAAGGCTGGGACCAGTACATTGAGGCCTGGCGCCCGGGCACGCCTCACCCGCATACCTGGGCTCAGGCCTGGCAGACCGCAACCACCACCGTAGGAGTCCAATAATGGCACCAGCATTCGCAGCCCTCATCCCGGCCCTGGGCAATCTGCTCGATCGCGTGTTCCCAGATCCGCAGGCAGCGGCGGACGCCAAGGTCAAGGTCATGGAAATGGCGCAGCGCGGCGAGCTGGCCTACCTTGATGCCGATCTGAAGATGGCAACCGGCCAGATGGAAGTGAACAAGGCCGAGGCCCAGCATCAGAGCATCTTCGTCGCCGGCTGGCGCCCGGCCATCGGCTGGGTGTGTGCGGCGGCGTTTGCCTTCAAGTTCGTCGTCGGGCCAAGCGCTGCCGTGCTCATGTCCATGGCCGGCCATCCTATCGTGCTGCCCGAGTTCGACTTCAGCGAGATGAGCACCATCCTGCTTGGGATGCTCGGCCTGGGCACCCTGCGCACGGTGGAGAAGATTAAGAAAGTTCCGTAATGGACTTCGACATCTTCGCCATCACTCCGGGTGGGGGCGGCCACGTGCTGACCGTTTACCAGGAGCGCAAAGACGCTGGCGCGAGGCTGGTGGTCATTGCGGGCGATCTCCACTTGTCGCAGCCGGCTGAGGCGATGATGGAGCGGATGCTGGGCGTGCCCCTCGACGAGGCCCACCCTCGATAAGCACGCGCTGTAGGACCGCGATGGGCACGCCTTGGCCAAGCAGCGACATAGCGCCCGCAGCCGCGCCGAACACGAGGGCGATATTTACGGCCAGGTCGACCTGTACGGCCGCCAATCGATCAGTTCGTCTCTCCATCGGGCGAACATAGCACGCTGGCGGCGGCTGGCTTTGACCTTGCTCAACAGTGCTACACTCCGGCAATGCACGCCAAAGTGAAACGACTTCGAGATCGAAGCGGACGGATGTCCGATCATCAAATAGCCTCGTCCATTCCGGTGGAAGGTGAGCTGGTGCAGCACACTGTGGCTGGCGTAAAAATTGCGCAAATACATCAAGTAGATAGCCAGGTGGGCGAGCCGCTGCTAACCCTTCATCATTCGGAACTCGTCACCATGCACGGCGCGATAATGTTGCTGAAGGGTGAGGAATGGCCCGATGGGAATGCTCGCAAGGGATTCCTCCAAGAGTGGTCAATCCGTTTTGAGTAAGCGCGCCACGGCGTAGCTTTTGGCGTAACTTCGTCAGAACGACGTATCTCCCTATAGGGGAACACGCCCATGCATCATCGGAGTGAGCTTTTCCGTCGCGCTGTTCTTGATGGCGGCGGCGTTGATTTCTTTGGGGGCGGTGGTCATGTCTTCGTGATTCGGTACGGCTTGGCGCGTGAAAGGCCAGGACTTGACATTTTAACCCGATCGACCCGGCAGCTCGCTGCAAAGATCGTTGTTGCTCAAGAGTTTTTTGCCGAATGATCCATATGGTGGTGTGCGGCGTCAATGCGCTGGCTTTTTGCGCATGAGTAATGAATTGTCGTCACGTTCCGATAGATTGGTTTTTCAGTCTTGACCAATGGGCGGACGCATGAAGATCATCGGCTGGATTCGGGAAGGAGACAAAGCGGCTTGCGGTGGCGTGGTGGCCGAGGGAGACCCGCTATGCCGCGGGCAGGGCCTGGCTTACGCATTCCAGGGTGCCCAGATGGCCTGCACGAAGAAGTGCTCGATCACGGACGGACTCAGCCGCCGCATGCTCATGAATGGTCGCGCCTCGATCATCCATGGCATGCGAACGAGCGGCGGTTGCCCACTGGTGTCGACCCTTAACGACCTGAACGGCGTGAGCAACCACGGTGGTCCGGTCGCGACCAGCTTCTTCATGAATGCGGACGGCCGTTGGACGGACGCCGCGCCGGCGCTCGGCGAGCACTCTTACGACGAGCAGGTCTTGTTGATGCACCAGCGCGCCGACGGGCTGCCTTACCATATCGAAACGATGGACGGCCGTGTCTTTTCAGGCCGGATCGGGCCGGACGGTTTGCTGCCACGGGTCGATACCTTTGGTGAGGATGAATACACAGTCCTGTGGGGCGACGACGCCCTGGCCAAGCTGCAGGAAGAGCCGACGCATGAATAG